ATATCGCCAGTCAAGGCTTGCATGGCGGTGTTATAGCGGCTTTGCCTATCTGAAAGGCCAATATCGCCGCCGTTGATGCGCTTTGTAAGTTTAACCACATCACCAGTGTCCGCGATCTCGTTTAGATTGTTGGTGTCCCAGAACCACAAAGCGGACGCAAGCGCACCCTCTTTAGTCTCGGCCCAATCTGCGGCTTCCTCTGCGGTCTTGCCGAATGCTTTACCAAACGCAGTAAAGTTGTTGCGGCCTGTGACCTGTTTCATGCCCTTGCCGCGAAAACGCCAACCGTCCCCATCTTGGGTATTTCCTAGCGCACCTCGCTTGGATCGGTACTCATCCATGTAGACATAGTTTGCGATCTTTTCGGGATTACGGGCGTACTCCGCAGCATTGCGTTTACCCTCGCCAAAGTAGCGACCAAACACGCGGTTCAATGCGCTTTCGCTATAGTTCAGGTTTTCTTCTAGCCGCGTAAAATCTCGGCTTTCGTGGGCGCATTGCGAAATGAAACCCGCAATCCGTTGGGGTGTATTGATCCCATACTTTTCAAACGCCTTGTTCAATTCGTCACACCATGCGTCAACTTCATTGTTAGACGGTATCATGTGACTAAGTTGTTCCGCTGTAATTTTCATTATTCACACCATGATTGTTTTTTGTCGCCGTAGTATTCACGGGCATAGCCTCTTGCGATTAATTCTTGCGTTAGGCTTTGACCGTCAATGAACAGATCGCCTAATACGCGACCACCAAATTTGTCCCACTTTCTTATTTCAACTTTTACATCTTTAGCGTTGAATATGAAATTGGTTGTAAACCTAGAAGCCTCTGCGCCTAACTTCTTTTCTTTTTCACATTTTCCACGCCATGATTTTTCAGGCGTATCTACTCCAAAGACGCGAATAGCTAACTCTTTTTTAAGTGGATCAGGAAGGTAGGGGGCTTCTATTACTACTGTATCACCATCAATTACGCGAATAACCTTGTAATCATATCTAGGCAATTCATCAGCAAATAACGCAGTAGTCACGCCAAAGACCATTAAGCCAATTAATATTGCAGTCATGCTTGTTATGATGAACCATATTAATTTCATTACTTTTTCCCCATGAACTTGGACACGCTGCGCTGTCCGAACCAAAATGAAATTACCGCCGCAAATAAGCCTTGGGTTTCTGCGTCAAACATTAGGTCTACCGCTTCTTTCCAATCTCCACCTTCCTCAAGAACCTTGAGCATGATCACGATTTTGGTGGCCATGAATAAAGCAAAAAACAGATAGGTAATAATAGGACGGACAGATGCGGCCAATCCCGCAGAAAATCCACTACTAGGGTTAGCATAATTGTAAATCGCTTTCGTTTCTTCTAGTTCCGCTTTCTTGTCCAGAATATCCAGTTGCAAACTCGCGCCTCGCGCAGCCAATTCACCCTGCAATTCTAACAATTCCAATTTGTTTTTGTGTTCTTGTTTCTGCTTAAAGAAATCTAACACTTGCGGCAGAAAGCTAGTTCCGAACCCCAATAGTGATCCCAACAATGCAATCATTGGACCCTACCTCCATTTTCGTAAAAGTTTTTGACCTCAAGTTTCCAAAGGCTATGCATGTAACGCAGACAATTTGCCAAATCAGCAAATTCAGCATTCTCAAACTCTCTGGCCCTTGTATCAAGGTGATTGATTAGTTGCTTGATAGCAGCATCACGATCACTATTGAGGATCATTGTTACTCAGCCTTTTTCTTAGACCATGCACTCGCACCCATAAAGCCGACAACGATACCTGTTTGAGCTACTAGGAATGTATTAACGAACCCTTGAGCGGCATTCATTCGCTCCAAAGAAATGTAGGGGCTGAGAAGCGCACCTATGACACCAATCGTTGAAAGCATCGCAACCATAGCAATCAACCGTTGCCTGTCCTGTAAAGCGTCCTCATTGCGCCACCGTTCAATCTTGGCCTTGAGTTCCGCAGCGCGTTCCGCAGCCATTAACTCTGCATCAGATACAACGCCATCACCATCTGCATCAAACTGTGCAAATTGGCTGTCGGCCTGTAAGGTTTTAGGCTGTGCCTTTGGTGGTCTACCGCGTTTCTTTTCCATCGCAATCCCCTTAATCTGCTAGAGGGTTATCCAAGGCGCGTTGAATTTTCGCATTTAAACGCTCCTCAAGTTCTTTCATGTCCGCATCCTGCGACATCCTAACACGTTCACGCTGAGTTTCAAAACGGACTTCTGCATCATCAATCATGGTGCGAACCTTGTCCTCTGTTTCGCGAACCATATCCTCAACTCGATCAGTCTGTTTTTCTATGTTTAGAATATCATCGCGCAGACCGTTTTTGATGTCTCGCGAATACTCAACCGCTTCCTCTACCTTCTCTGCAATGCCGCTTACTTTAGCATCCATCACATCCATCTGTTGTTGAAAGCCCTCGACATCTAGGCCCGCGATGCTTTCCACTTTTTGATACATGAGGAACCCACCGTATAATGTGCCGATCACAGTGGATATAAGAGCCAACAAGCCCACTATTGATGCGGGCGTAACCTTGACCCCCAGAACGCGGAACTCCTTATTCTCCAGTTCATAGAGATCATCTAACTGATCGCGCAAATCTGCCATTAGTTTTCAAACTCCCCTATGCCGCTTTGAAGTTGGCGCATCTGTTCTAGTTCACGCTCTAGCCTTTGAACTTCCAATCTGCGCTGTCGCAATTCCAATCTATAGAGATCGTTGCAATTTATTCTGGACCTCGGTTTATCCAATGGGATCACGATGCGGGCATATACCCCAATGTCTTTTTGCTGAGTGGGCTGATTGAAGTAGTCGTTCATCTGGTCATAGTTGGTTATTACGCCCGTAACGCCAAATTCTAAATTGGTGCCGCCCCCAATCGCATTAGAACAATCCAAATTTCCCGATCTAAAGCGATCACTTTGATAGTTCATAGGCGGGCTTGGAAGCTGCATTGTTACGGAAGAACTATCCGCATACGCATTAGACGCGCATAAAACTAATGCTAATGCGCATTTCTTCATGGCATTGCGCCATCCAATCGCGAACAAATCTTAGAAGAAACAAAAGCCAATGACTGAGCATTAGACCGCAGCTTAGATGTCGAACACAAATAAACTGCCTTACTCACATCAGAATTTCGTAAATAAACTGCAAAGTCCTTGCGCTGATTATGTGGGACTTTGATAATCCTATCGGGGGATGCAAAAGGTATGCGACCCCAATCACGATCAAACACAGATAATTGGTAGTATTCAACATCATTCCGATAGTTAAAAATACTCATTTCCAATTTGTAAACGCCATCGACATATGATGGTTTCACTTCTGGATAGGCGGGTGTCATTTCATGCGCGTCAACTAGACCCGCACAAAGCAACAACCAACTAGTTAGCAATACATTCAGCTTGAACGATTGCCCGATATGTGCCACCCGCAAACGCTTTGCCATAGCCATACTCCGCTGTTGAACTGACTTTGAACCAAGTGCTCCCTGCAATGGTTAGATCAAACTCAGTAGTTGCATCATAAGTCACTTTGTTTGTGTCGTATGCTGACATCCCTGCATCAGACACGCTAGACACAGACACCGAACCCGACCAAGTGACAACATCGGTTAGTGTTGGTGATGTAGAAAATCCTGTAGGGTAGGTGATCTTTGCTGTGTAATAATCAGCTACCGCAACATCATAACGGATAATTGGCTCTACCCCACCATCTGCCGATGTGGTGCTTAACTTGTCCGCTGTAGGGTTTCCATAAACGCCAGACGTATCAGTTTGAATAATACATTTGGCCTCAACATTCCCCTCAATTTCCGTTTCCGCAGCTATCAATGGCGTGGCAAATATAGTCCCTAAAATTACTAGGCGTTTCATCTTAATTGCTCCTTTAATCATATTGGCTTTGAACCATTGTCTCATGTAACACCTGTTGCGCCAAATTATTTCTCAGACCCCGTTTGTTGTCTGGTATTTTGGCATCGTCGATCATCGGTGCATCTGGATAAACACCACCCTTCAACTGAGCATTATAGTACATGTTTATATCAGTTTGGCTATTTATAACTTCTAACAGGGATTGTTGAGAACTCGCAGCCGCCAAAGTCAAAGCGTTCTCTGATGCAGTCAGCCCTAATTCCAACCGACTTTTGCGTTCTTTTTCATCCTCAGTTTCTTCTTGTTCCTCATCCAACAACGATTGATCCGTTTCCTCCAATGCTGACAAAACGGCCTCATCCTCAAGCGCGTTGTAAACTTCAAACTCAAGTTCCTCTATTGTCATAGGTTCAATGTAACCCTCACAGATGGGGCTAGACTGTGGATTGAAACATTCATCTATTCTATAGGTGTATATTACAGAGGCATCAGTTACGCTGCCTTGACCCTCAACCGCAATTTCACCATCACCCCAATACGCAAAAGGAATATTATCGACAGGAACAGCTTTTGTAATCGTATTGCTAGGCAGACCATTCCAATCATCTACCTCTCTGAATATGTAACCCGCGCCCAGAGCATTTTCATTTTGAATGCTTACGCTCATATCATCAGATTGATTTTTGTTAGTGCTATATCTGTAAATCACACCGTTGACGCTAAGACCAGTTTCAGGAGGCAATACAGAGGGCATAGACCATTGGAGGCCACCATTAGCGGCGTTACCTGTTGAGCCGTATGTGTAAGGCTCACAGTAAGAGTAAGAGGGCAAGAACGCCAAGGACAGCACCCAACCCAGTTTGCTCTTGAGTAACATTAAAAATGCCCCTCTTGTTTTTAGGCATACTCTCGGGATCATCCTCCCACGCAGCTTTGGCCTCATCGCCAATCAAACCATCTTTGGGACATGGTGTTCCCGCATTTAGCATCGCATCAAAAACGCGCGGGTCTTGGCACATCACAGATACCGCTGCGACTTTCATCCCCATATCATATAGCGTTTTTGCATTTTTTAATTTTTCGCAGTTCATATCACGGACAGTCTTACCCGCAGAAATACCCAAAATTTGTGTTTGAACCGCACCCGCTACACCTACTGTGCATAGATCACTGTTAGAGGTATTTATATTTGGACTAATAGCGGAAGGTGGGGGGCTTTCAACCCGCGTATCCATTTTACCATCGGTTATGATGGTACTGTCGGTTTGGGTCCGAATAACATCCTCTTGCGCTTGAACATTTGTTGCGATCAAAGCTAAGAGCAATGCTATTTTTAACAATTTCATCCAATCCAATCCCTAATCTTTAAGGCAGATGCACCCGCTATAAAACCAAGTATAGCAACTGTGAGTGCTTTAACTATTGTGCTTTTGATTGAGCGTTTTGTATCACGCCAACTATCAAGCAAAGTGCGCAGCTCTCTAACGTCGTGAATGGCATTGTCATCATGCAAACCGATGTCACGCAACGCTTTTTTCGCACCGTGTTCTGCTGCCTCATTGACCATCAATATTAATTCGGCTTTTGAGATACCTTTGATTTCGTGATCTTTTGACATTTAAAAATCCTTTAACCCACACGGTATGATTGAGATATACCATGAGAGCCTGATATTTTAAAGTAGTGCTGTGGTGGCACAATAAAGGTAATGGCTGTTGTACCTTGGTATGCAGAACTCTCTGCCCTTTTTGTTGGGTTTGTAGAACTTGTCCCCACATAAACCTCAAGAGTGGAAACCCCAGATGAATTTTCATCACCGTTTGCAACAACCATAAATGGTGAGGCACCTATATTTTGATAAATAATATTATTTTGATAAGTATTTCCTTGAGCCGTGCCGTAACCCAATCCATCGCGCGCGTAAAGTTCAATAGCAGCTTTAAGGTTTGCAGGGCTAATCAAATATCCATTTGTAGAGGTTCCATCGTTCAAGGTTGTTGAAATGACGTTTTGTAAAAAGCCAACATTCAATCCCGTTGATATATCCACAACACCAGTATCAGAGAAAACTTGCAAACCATCAGTTTGATCTATTCTGAATAGTTTAAACCAAGCACTATTTGCTGCATTTCGTATATGGATGTGATGATTGTCTGTATCATACCAGAGTTGATAAGCATATGTCGTACTAGGTGGGTTTGACCCCGCGCTTAGACTTGCTAACGCTTGAAGCGCATTATTGATATCTGCCCTTACATTGGCAGAGGTATCATTCGCAATATCAAAATCATGTTGTGACATTTTTCTATCCTATCTCCAATTATGTTAGCAAGAATGCGCTGTAGATGCCATGATTACCCTCAAATTTGTAATAATAATTTGGAGGTATTAAAAAGGACATGCAACATTTTTGATTTGCAATGGAAGTGATATGAATGCGTAAATCACCCGCCACGAGGAATTGGTTTTCTCTAACAAACAATTTCAACTCCGCTGGGGTAGTATTTGAATTACATGTAACAATATAAAAGTGTGGAAATTCATCTGTGTTTCGATACAGCGTATTAAGAAAGCGGGTTACACTAGAATAACCCCCATTAAATCCCACACTAGGTTGATCGTGTGTTTGAATGGCGGTAACGATGTTTTTTGGCGAATTGAGATGCCCTATTGTATCTGTACCCGCAATGACTTGAGCCTCTGTTGCGGTTTGCAAAACCCCTGATTGAGTAGGAGTTACTAGTTCATCTACAATTTCAGTCCCTTCACTGTAAGTATTAGCATATAGGAAAACATTGTATGCTCTAAATCGCAGATCAAAAAGCGGCAAATAATCGTCATTATCAGAGTTTCGTATCTGCAACTTATCGGTTGCAGCAGATGTATCTATATATAATTGATAAGCATACTTTGTAGTCGGCGCAGTATTGTCCGCAAAAGCTGTAGCAAGTGCCTGAAATGCCGTACTCAAATTACTTCTTGCAACTGAAGGACGCACATCATCAATAACCATATCATGTGTTGGCATAATTAATACTCCACTGTCGATGTAAGCCCCGAAATAAGAGGCGTAACATTTGGATTAGAATTTGATAGAACCGCTCTAAACTTAAAGTATCTACCAGTAACCTCACCGCTTGCCTCTACATAATCACCATAAGTAGAATTGTCTGTCGATGATGCTACTTGCACAACAACAGAAACATCACCATAACTAGCCGTTTCATCCGACCAATCATCCCAAGTAGAGGGCCATGTGTCCATATTGTTAGGGATATCATCCCAGTTCATTAGGCCGCTAGAAGAATTCGCGTGTGATCGCACATAATCCGCAGTAGAAGAAACCCTGACATTTTTATTTGAACCCACATCCATATAGCCATTTCCGTCATGGTCAAAAAGATATGTTCCAGTAGAACCCGCGCTTGAATATGTTGTCATGCGTAATTTACTATTTAAAACATTCAGATTAGTTTTAGTGCCAGAGAAACTGGGATTTTCAGTATCGGTTTCCGTAGATCCTAAAATTGGTAACTCTGTTGGATCAATAGTAGTGCTTGCTGCAGTTAGACTTTCATTCCCCGTCTTATCCACTGAGGTAACAAACCAATTACCCGCGAGTGCGCCCCATGTTGCTGAAGTAGCGGGTCGCGCAATTTTAGCGATTTTAATATCCATTGAAGCCGCATTTGCGGGATATGTATAACTAGTGTTCGATGTATGATATAACTTATAATGAGACAAGTCTGCCGCAGCTACAGCGTCCCATGTAAAGAAAATTGTGCCACCTGAAAGAAAATGAGTGAAGTTTGTAGGGGGGCTTGGTGCCGTTGTATCAGCCGTGACATTATATGAAGTTTGTTGAGTTGTACCAACCGCGCCTAAATGATTGATCGGTGTTACTTCTACTGTGTAATTAATCGCAGCTTCCGATGCTAATGGAACATCAATGTTATGGATTTCAAAGTTGCCGATATTATTTCCCTGCCCTTGTAGCAACATATTACCCAAAGATTTAAAATCGCTGTCCGCTGTCTTTTTATATCGAACATGAACATATTGAATGCGCTCATACTCAGAACTGGTAACTGCGACCACAAGCACATTGATTACAGTTTCGTTGACTTCTCTATATTCTTGGGAAACGGACAATCCCACCGTTGGGACATCGTACCACCTTGGGCCGCTACTGTTATTTGAAACAATCGTAATTGCATCCGACTGATTAAATCCGAATGCAGCCTCACTACTTTCACGCAAGCCCAATGTGATTACAAGTTCACGATTATCCTTCGGCGTTAAAGCCCAACTTACAACCTCAAAAGATTTTGTTGTCGATGCATCACTATCATCCCAATTATAACGCGGGACATTCAGGTTTATGAAATCACCCACCTCAATATCCATTGCCTCTAATGAAACATCAATCTGTAACGACAATTGCTCTCTGGAACGGAATAGTGCCTGTTTAGCTAAACGCTGTGCCGCATATTGATTTGTTGTATAAGGCAAAGGCAAATCAAGTATTCTTTCAAAGTTTCCATCATCAGCAAGGAAAATACCATCACCATCTTGCATTGGGTAATCTGTGCTGATCCAGTCGTTTTCCTCATCAATAAATGTTCCACGAACTTTGTTATTAACCTCTCTTGAGGATGGTTTTGTGATCAGATTGATTGGGCCGCGTAAGTCTTTTAACTCTAAAGTCTTTGTTGGCTCAGACCATTCGCCAACCTTTAAACGCCACGATCCAGACCCCCAAAACAAAACACCACCGCAAGCAGTAGCCATCTGTGTCAAAACATTACCTATTGGCTCATTGGCCCTAATTACGCCATTGATTGTATATTTCTTGACACCAGTATAACCCTCAACGTCCTCATCACATATATCCGCTGCCGCTTCAAACGTAGTGTAGTCGATATTCGTATCATTAAGGCCATAAGATGATGTAAGGAAATCTCTAATCACCCATGCAGCATTGTTAGTATAAGCCGCAGATTGCTCTGTACCATTGACAGTTTTTACAATTTTCTTACCACGAATAACCGCTGTGATAAGGGGAACACCATTTGCAAAAGTAGCTGCATCATATCTAAGCCGCACATAAAGATACGCCAGACCCTTCCCAACAAATGCGCTACCCGCATCGGTTTCAGAGTGTAGTGTCGCCGCAAGATCAGTCGCTACATTATCGAAATCGTCTGTTGCGCTAGTTTGATTTCCTTTATGCTTATAAATTTTGATTGCAGGATCGCCAACAGTCCCAGTAGCAAGCGGCTGACCATCATCGCCATTCTTTAAACGCCATTGATCATCAGTGACCTCACCACTTGAGTTAATTGTAACGATTTCATCGTTCAAATAAATATCACCAATGTCATCAACTTCATGTGCAGCAACAACAATAATTTGATGTAAAATCTTGTTATCGGTTCCAGATACATCAACATAAGTTATAACCCCACCCTTTCTGATTTTCCCATAGACAAAATCTGCGGCGGCAGTAGCATTTTTAGTATTAATCATAATACCGCCAGAACCAGAACGGGCGGCAGATGTAGTAAGATCATCAAGATTAGGTAGTGTTGGCATAAAAGCCGAAACGGTTACAGCCGCGACACCAACCATTGCAGTAACACCGACAACAAAAGCGGCTGTGGTACTAGCGGCTAAAGTTGTCGCCCCAACCGTATTTAAAATTGCCGCTCCGATTGTAACAGGATCACGGGGAACTTTATCCCAATCATTCCAATTACTTACAGTAATATCACCTAGCTTGTATTTGGACATTCCAAACTCCAATATGCATCAACTTGATCTTGGCTCAAGCTAACTAAACCTGATTTGCCTAGAAATACACTCTTTGAACCTGTTGAAATTCCTAGCGCACCGCCAACATACCACTTTTCAGTTTTATTGGTTACAACTAATGTACCATATTTTGGGCGTTCCGCTCTAACTAGATTTCTATCTAAAAACTCTACAAGCGTTTGAGCGCGAAACTCTCGCTTCAATTCTTTCTGCCTTAGAAAGCGAATACCATCCATGTAACGATGTTTCCATTCATCAGCGAAACCATAGCCATACAGAACGCGACATGCCTCATTTGTAAATGTCAGGCAGTCGTTTTGACCTAATTTGAAAGGTTGATTTTTTACTCCGCGCAAAAACGCATTTAGACGTTCTCTCTGCCCCATACTACAACCCTATCTTGGATGTCTTGGACATAACTGAAAAACGTGTCGCCACTATATCGTGATCTGTGGTTTTCGTCAGTATAACGCCAGTTACTTGATTGCTGTAAGCGTATCAAATTGCTCTCTAACCCAATCTCAATAAAGGATTGATCACCTTGATCCATTATAGCCATTGTGTCCACTGTACCCGCGAAAATCTGCAAAACATCAGATTGACTTTGTTCACCTAAATAAACATACGCAGAACGGTTTTGATAAGGCTCTGTCAATGCCAAGTTAGTGACTGCACTATCTACCCCGTTAATCGTTATAGTCATACGCCGCGCCGAAAGATCAACAACTTCCTCAATACCGCCAATACCGATAACGTCACCTGATCCAGTATAAACCTCACCATTGATAGTCCTATTACCAATGCCAGTCCAAAAGCGCAGATTGCCGTTGTCAAAAAGTGCCTTGAATGCAAAGAATGGTCGAACCTCTGTAGATTGCAAAGAATTCAAAAGCGCGGTGACAACTGACCTACTCATTATGATAACGCCTCTGTGCAGCTAAATGACATACCGTAAACGCTCAACTCGTTAGCACTCCATGTTAATTCATTGCTATCAAGTCGCATTACGCATTTCGGCTGATCTATTACAGCAGATGTAGATGTAGTTACTGCGACCTTTAAGGGAGGCTCTATCGTAATATCGACATCGCCTGAAGCGTCACCCGCAGCATTGTCAGTGATCATATATAGCTTTGCACTGGCACTACCGCCGAACTGTATATAGTCGCCCTCTTTAAGCGTTTTTCCCGCACCGATATTTACACTGACTGTGGTGTCACCAATCGCCGCACTAGCCGTTATTGTGCAACTTGTCGCTGTTCCGCGCGTTGATTTCGCATCTGGATCGCCGACAAGAAACGTATTTTTGCGCCCGCGCATCTTTAAGAAAAAACTTGTCCATAGAGCCGCTTGATCTCTATTCATAGGGGGAAGCGTCAAGACCGCATACCACAAAGCCAAATCATAGTTATAGACTTGCTCATGTCCTGTGAATGGGCTTCGGGATACTGCCGTTGCTGTTTTCAATCCCCAATCTGATGTTTTGAATGCAGGGGCATTTGGTAATGTTATAAGAGCCATTTATATTCCCTACGCTAATGAACTTCTATAGCTGCCGCCGCGCATGTTAGCATCACTAACCGCCCGCATTGCGTCCGCTCTAAATCTCGGCAACAATGAAATCATTTCAGCCTTAACAGTTTGCGACACGCCAGTTTCTACATTTATTGTCTGATTTACGATTGTAGGGCTACCGTTACCAAGTGCTTGCTTAGTGTTTTGATTGTTCATTACTGTACCCGCGCTGTGGGGAACAAAGATTTCTGGACCGCGCTCACCAACTAAAACAGGGCGATTAGGCTGTGCAGTCCCGCCCCCTGCTAATTTCTGCCCAAACGCATCTCCTGCGCCCGCCTCAAAGCCTGAACCTGTGTAGCGCAAGGGAACGCCCATCGCCCGCAAGATTGCGTTTACAATGAGCAATTTCAAAGCCTGTGCAAGCATCTGCCTAACAAACCCTTTGAACATTTCCGCAAAGGATCGCAGCGTAACCTTGCCGCCCATAGCCATATCCGCAAGCGCGTTACTGACACCATCTGCCATTTGAGTAAAACCATTGAGGAAAATATTACCCACTGGGTGGGCCTCTAACATCTGCAATTCCAAAGCCGCCATTGCCGCTTTGTACTCATCTGTGGAAATCTTGCCTGAACGCAGGGCGTTTTCGATGTCTTTGATCGTGTCTTTGAATTGTCTATTGGGATCAATAGCATTTTTAACATGCTCTATCCCATTCAAAACGCTTTCCGCATAATTATCTTGCGCTTCTTTTGACGTTTCCAATGCCTCTGTATGGGCATTGATATTCATCGCAGCGATGGCGCGATTGTTTGCCTCATGCTTGAGAAGTTCTATATTTTCTTTCGCTAAATCTGGGAATTTCTCTTTTAATTCTTTCAGAATGATTTGCGCTCTTGTTTCTTGCTCAAGCGCAGTATTCCCATCTCTTATTGCATCCGCGAGAACCCGTTGATTAGTAGCATTTATCAATAGATCAGAACTGTTTTTTCCAAGTTCTGCGCGTTGCTCCTTTAGTTTTGTCTCCAGTTCTTTTGCCGCATCCGCAGCAGTTTGATCAACCACAACTGGAGTTTCCAAAACAGGGGTTTGTTGCAATGCCTTTTCACGATTATCTAGGGCAATCTCATCTTGTTTAGCTTGTAACGCTTTTTTACGACTTTCGATCAAACGCTCTGTCATTTCAATTTCGGTGCCATAGTATTTAAACAACGAACCGACAAAACTTTGTTCAGCTTGTGCCTTTTTTAAATCTACGAGTTTTTGCTCAAGATCAGAAATTTGCGCAGCCATGCCCGCAACATCTGGGGTGTATTTAGAAAGAACCCCAATATCTATCATAAATTGTTTTGCCGCCCTAGCACCAGAAAGCAACGCGCCAACGATATCTGTTACGGCTGGCAATAAGATTGACCCCAACTCACCCGCTAGTTCCGATAACTCGGCTTTCAACGCCCTAGATTGATTGGCAAAACTTCCAGATGTACGGGCCGCATCTCCATGTGCATCCGCTGTGCCGCGAGTAATAAGATTTAGTCGGGCCTGTACCTTTTGTGCGTTTGTGGCTTCTTTGGTGCCTTTCGCAAGGCCCATGCGCATAAGTTCTTGGTTTAGCGTTGCCTCGGTAATAACAACACCAAAACGACGAACAGTCTCATGGTTGCCCACAAGCGCACTCTGGAACGCTTCCATTGTCTCGGTATCTGATGCATTGTTAAACGATGCAACATCAACCGCCAACTTCGTCAATTCAACAGATAGCTTTGCAGCCTCTCCACGCGCAAAACCCATAGGAACAAACGTGTCCTGAATAGAGGAAGCCATGCCCTCCAATTCAAACGTAGAACGACCCACTGCATCGCCAAACGCTTCTAGGTCATCAACAACTTGATCGCGGAACTCCCCAAATACAACGCGAGACTTGCCTTGCATTTCCTCAATGTCAGAGGCTAGACCTATCACTGCCGCACCCGCGCGACCCGCTTGTTGAACGACAACCGCCGCTAACGCGCCTTTCATCACGGTTCCAAGTTGCCTGAACTTTGCGCCTATCCCTTGAGATGATTTCTCAACATCCCTTTGAACCTTGTCCAAGGAATTTTTCAGATCGGACATATCCGCTTCAATGCGGACTAAGAGGGTGTCAACTGTAGTAGCCATTAGTCTGGGTGTAGCTCCATTAGTTCTTCAAGTTCATTCCTTGTCATGGGCGGCGGCTGTCCACCAGAATGAAACTCTGCAAACCCTTTTAATGCATGGTTGAACTCGTAAAGTGACATATTCCAAAAATCATCAGGGCGTAATTGCATTTTGCCCAATCCGATTTCCATGTAATCACTCCACGGAAATTCATCCGATGTTACGCCGCCTCCTCCGCGTTTCCCGCTTCTTCTTGCCCACCCGCTAGTGCAGCCGCTAGGCATTCACCGACTGTTTTCATGGACTGCGCTAGACCCGCATCCCAAACAATCGCCTGAACTTGTTTATAGTCTACGTCATTTCCACCACCGCGAATAATCGGCAGCAATACATTGCAAGTGTCGGATGTGGTTAATTCACCCTCTGTAAGGCGTTGAAGAACCTTAACGATGCCTGTTCCTAACGATGTTTCAATCCGCGCTATCGCGTCCATCGTTATTCGTCCGTTCAGTTGGTGCTTGCCCAGACTTAGGCTTACTTCTCCGCGTTTTGGGTTTGTCATTCTTGACCTCCACTGCATGTATTAAAAAGACTTCGCCACGATCCATAACATCTTCTAGCGCGTCTACTTGGAAAAAAACGTCATCGGCCCTGAAGGTGTCTCCAACCTCAAGGCCGCTTGAACAGGGGATACTGAATATCCCGCTTAGTTTATCATCTAAAGCATCAAATTTAGCATGGCTTAGATAAATTACATCATCTTTGTGAACTTCAATTTTTGTCCAAGCCATGCGCTAAACCTTATGCTGATGTGAATGTAACTGATCCTGAACTTTCTAGGGTTACAGAATAAGTAACTTCGCCGTTGTATTCACCACTATATTCTAGTGATGCTATGTGGAATTTGCCTTGGTATGTCCCAAAGTCAGGGATGATGATTTCAAAGTTTGGAATATCTGAACCACCAAATGCTGTGCGCAATGTTCCCTCTGATGCCGCGTCCGTAAATACGCCAGAACCAGAAACGGAAACGCTCTCTACACCCGCATCAGCTAAAAGTTC